GATGAATCGGATGAATCGGATGAATCAGTTGATTCCAATGATTTAATTGATTCTAATGAATCAAAATTCTGCTTGCTATTTTTAAGTATAGATTTCATATATTAATATTAATGTATTTTATCTTTTATATAAATTTAATTAAAGCTTCTTTCAATATATGTATTAGTATATGCAATATATAAAAATAGATGAAATGACACAAATAGTTAAATCTCAACTAATAGATTATATCTATCGATATAATGTCTTTTTAACAGGTCCACCTGGTAGTGGTAAAACAATGTTAACAAGACAATATATAGATCGCTGTGTAGCTTCTAATATAAAGATTGGAGTTACTGCATCAACTGGAATTGCTGCAAAATTATTACAAGGTGATACATTGATTGTACCTACTACGATTCATTCTTGGAGTGGAATCGATATAGTAGATCCTAATGATAATTTTGAAGATATTCTTAAAAGAGTATTATTAAAACCATATCATATTAAACGCTGGAAAGAAACACAAGTACTTATAATAGATGAAATTTCTCTACTTAATAATAAAATTTTTAATTATCTTAATCTAATAGGTCAAAATATTCGTAGTAATACTTTACCATTTGGTGGTATTAGAATGTTAGTAATCGGTGATTTTTTTCAATTACCTCCTGTTAATGGTAATTACTGTTTTGAATCATATGATGACTATGAATGGTCCAATATATTCAATTACAGTATTAAATTAACTAAAAGTTATCGATCATCAGATATAAATCTTACTAAAATATTAAATAGAATTAGGCAATGTAAAACTTTGAAACCAAATATGATGAAAGCTTTGAAAAAAAGAGATACTTCGAATTTATCTTCGAATTTATCTTCGAATTTATCTTCGAATTTATCTTCGAATGTATCTTCGAATGTATCTTCGAATGTTATGATCTATCCAATCCTTGTACCATTAAGAGATATGGCTCGTTCTATTAATAAAGATAAATTAAATGAAAATGCAAATACATCTTATAAATTTAATGCCACGTATAATAAAATAGAATTAAAAAGTACTATTATTCGTTTATCACCATTGGAAGATGAACTAATATTAAAAATAGATTGTCCAGTTATAAATTTAATTAATTGTCATAAAAGAGGTTTAGTAAATGGTATGGTTGGTAGAGTGGTAGATTTCATCAATGGAAAACCAATGGTTTGTTTTGACAATATAAGAAACCAATCTAATACTTTTATTATTGAAAGACATTGCTGGGAAAAAAAAGAAAATAATAAAATAATCAGTATGGAACAATTTCCTTTATTGTTAGGATATGCTATTACTATTCATCGATCACAAGGGCAAACACTCTCCCAAGCATCGATCGTATTAGATAATAGAATTTGGGAAAAAAGTCAGTTTTACGTTGCATTATCACGTTTACAAACTTTAAAAGGATTAAATTTATTAAATTTTGATCCTACGATTCAGCTCTCTATTTTTAATAAAGTTAAAAAAAATGATTTAATGGTAAAAGAATTTTATAAGTTGTGGAATAATAAAATGCAATAAATTGGAATAAATCCGTAATAAATCCGTAATAAATCCGTTGTAAATACTTTTTACATACTTTTTGTTAATTCTATTATTTCTTTAAGATATTGATTGTACAACTTATAATATGGTGAAGATTTAAAATCATTATCTCTATATATTCTATCAATTAAACACGCGGTGCTATCTATATTAAAACATACAATTAATTTTTGAAATGCTTGGTTGTATTTAGGAAGATCATCAACTATTGATTCTAATCTATCGATCACCTCAGTTTTTAATAATTGCATTTTTATATCGGGTAAATTTGTAATAAAACTGGTCTCATTAATTTTATAATGCGTTGTAGTCATAATTGTTATACTAATTATGTATTGATACTATTATTTCAATATATCAATTTTTATTTTTATGAATCAATTGTAGCTTTGATGTATTTAATGGGCGTTCTGCAAATAAAGTTAATCAGTAGAATTTATTTTTTATAAAACGATCCATTGATCAATTGCAGCATTGCTGTATTTTGTAGATTTTTACAAAATAACTCATAGTATATCATAAATAAAAGTATATTATATTATTATATTATAATATGTCAAATATTTCATTATATTGTAATTGTTGTAATTTTTAATAAAATATTAAAAATAAATGAGATTGAGATTATTATTATATATGATAATAATAATATATGGTGTAAATTAAAAGATATATTAAAGGTTATACTGGAACATTAAAACAAACAAATAATATAAATATTAATAAAAAAAATATTAATAAATATAGTGATATTAAGGTACCCCAATTAATTGGGTACCTTTTAATATGCAACAAAATTTATAAATGAATCTGGATTATATGAAATATTATCAAAATCAACTAAACAATTTGCACGTATTTTTATGGACAAGTATTTTACTGAAATAATGTCAAAAATAAGAAAAAATGGTAAGTATATTTTAGATAATAAAAATAAAAATAAAGATAAAGATAAATTAAAAGAAATCAATAATAAATTAAAAAAAGCTAATATTACATTATTAAATAATATTATGTTACGATACTTTTTAGAAATAATTCAGCATTACATCCAGCAGCTTTTACGTGACCACCCCCTTTACATAATTTATCTGCTAAATAATTCATATCTAATTTCTTATTATTATCAATTGAACGTAAACTTACTCCACCACTATTTAAAAAAGCAATTGTATTTACATTTGATCCCAATAGTCTATTTTTTATAAATTTATCTTCCAACATAAAAGATAATGTTACCACCATATTACTTTTCTGTTTCATATACTCCCCTTTATTAAATATTTTAGCTAAATCGACAATTACAATATTGTATTCTTCAAATGTAATATTATATTCTAATAATTTTTTTACACGTGCAGTACTGAATAATCGTACTATATAGTTATATGCTTTATCATACCATTTTTTTCCTATATCGACAAAATAATTGATAGGAATCATACCATCATCCATCATCTCATCAAATTGATTTATTGTAAACATTTTAATATTATTCTTAAAACAATAATATTTTAATCCAAAATTTAAATAATTTACATCTTTAAATGCATCTCTATTCCACATATCCATTGCAGCTATTGGAATTGAGAATTCAATTTGTTTTTTTGTTAATATTGTTTTGCCCAATATTTTTTGGCCCAATAGATCTATTACTTGTTTAGCAGCACCATACAATGAATTAGGTTCGAAATTAATAATAATATCTGTTTTTGATAATTTTTTTAATTTTTGTATTTTATCTATATTGCCAACGTGATGATCTACAATGGTAATTGTAATATGAGAACCCTGTCTCATTTTATTATAATTAAGGATTTTATTACAAAATTTAAAAATATCAGATGGTACGACATCTAAGAAAACTATATTTATTTTACTGTATCGAATAAAATTTTTAAATGGGAAAAAAAGTAAAACATTAGTAGAAGGTTGTATTGGATATATATGTTTCTTTCCAGTTATTTGTTTTAACCATAGAGCACACGATAATGTTCCATCGGGACAATTCTCATGATAAAATATAATATCGGCTAAATTTATATTAGATGGTTTCTCGTGAGATGGTTTCTTATGAGATAAATTAAATTCTATTTTAAGTGGTTTATAAATATATTTATTATTTGATATCATTCTATTATATATTAAGTAGATTATATTTAATATCCTTAAATATAATATTATTTATTCAATCGGCTGGATAGTTTAGATTTAAATAAATAATATTACTATCTAATAATAATAAATAATGTCTTGTATTTTAAAACACTATTCTCCATTACTAAATGATATGTTTAGTATATTTGAAATCTATTTAGTAGCAGGTATTACCTTTTATGGGTTCTTTTATCTTCTACGAATGTTTTTTAATCAAAATAAAAACCAAATAGAAGAAAACTCGGATGACTCAGAAGAATCGGATGAATCAATTAAAGAAGATGAATCTGATGAATCATACTATAAACCTTTTATTCTTAAATTAAAAGGTCGTAACTTTAAAAAAATCTTTAATGAAAAATATATTGTAGCGATGCATCATACGGTTGAACTTTTAATGAAAGAATTTCATGCACAAACTGTATTATTTGTAAATGATGAAATCTTATTAGTATTTCATAGTAGGAAAGAAGAGTTGTTTAATGGTAATTATTTGAAAATGCAAACTACTATTGGATCCTATGCATCATCGGTATTATCTTTGAAATTAGAAAAAGTATGTTCATTTTCTAGTACTGTTATTAATTTTGATACCGAGTATGAAATTATTAAATATTTAAATTGGAGACAAAAGACACTACTATCTCATAGTAGTAATATAAATCTAGGCGATTATGAGCAAGATAGTACAATACAAGATAAAATGAATCGACCAGTTTTTATTAAACGTAAATCTTATACTGATCTTAATAGTAAGAAACAATACAAGTATATCAAGTTTATTCTTCATAAGATGAAGTTAAATAATTATTATCTAGATCTATTGTGTTCACCTGATATGACGGAAGAACACACAAAAAATACTACTAATTATTATACCGATATATTGTAATTATATTATCAATATTTTATAAATATTGAAAACATATAATGATAATGATAATGAGAATAGATACTATATAGTATTCAAATGTATACAATAAGTATAAAAACCTTGACTGGTAAAAATATTAAATACACTTCTGTATCTAATATTATTACTTGTAAAAATATTAAAACTTTTTTAGAAGAAACTGAAATGATTGAATCATCGCTTCAAAGACTTGTATTAAATGGTAAAAAATTAGAAGATGATGATACAATCGATATATCCAATACTATTACTATTTACTTGATATTAAGATTACGAGGTGGTATGCTACATCCAACTAGTGGTAGAACTGATTTCAATACAGTTAAGAACCAAGAGCTTGCAATGAACCAAGAGCTTGCAATGAACCAAGAGTTTGTTAAAAACCAAGAGTTTGTTAAAAACCAAGAGTTTGTTAAAAACCAA